GATAACACAGAGTTGGGTTAATAAGAATATAAATGGTGGTGGTACACATTACCACTATCACCATAATTCTATTGTCTCAGGTGTATATTACATGGATGTACCAGACAATAGTACACTGATAAAGTTTTATAAGCCTGATGTAGATAGGTCCACAACATATAGATTAGAACCAGAGGTTAATCTTAATCTATTAGAAGGTAATCCATATGCTCAAACTAAGGCTACTATTCCTGTTGCTAATCATGAAATATTATTATTTCCTAGTTATCTACCACACTCTGTACCAGATATGGCTACAACTAAAGATAGATGGTGTTTAGCATTTAATACTGTACCAACTGTATTAGGATCAAGAAATTCATTAACTGAATTATTAATTAAACCAAATATATAATGATTAAAACTAGAGTGGGTAAACTTGTAAAGGTTAAGAACCAAGACAAGAAAAAGTCAGCTAATAATACTTATCAAGCTGTAATTTTAAATAGCAATGGACAGTATAATCCTTATCTGTTTACAGATGTAGAAATCACTGTAGCATACGAGAGAGCTCGTAAGAACACTGAAGATCAAGTGGTACGTAGTTTAGCATCTAAACTATTAGACTAGTGATATCATTAAGGTTACGAAAAAAATTAGAGATGTGGTCATGGATTGCATCTCTAGTTATAATGATTATTGTGTTTTTATTATTTATATTTGTGTATGTAACTACAGCTAGAATAGAAGGTAACTCTGAAATACATACTAGTATAATTAAACGTGAACGCTTTGGAATCATTACGCAAGAAGATATCTATATAGATAACATGGAGAAGGGTAAAAAGTATACATCACATGGTAGACTTATAGAGAAACAATGAGAGATCAAGGAAAAAANGAATCATCAAGTGATCTATCATCTGAGATTANATTCTGGGCATGTTTAGGGGTTGTCATTATATTAATCATATTATCACTATCCAGAATTAGATAGAACTAACCTTAGATTTAAAAACTATGAAAACAATCAAATTAAAGTTGACAGTACTAGACGATAGTAACCCAGTCCTAGTAGATGATGCAAACAACGTTGTTGTAGCATCTAGTCGTATGGTATGGGTAGTTCAAAAAGGAGGCAACATAGTTAATGCACCTCCTGCTCTTCTCGCAGAACACATTGGTGAAATAGTCAATGTTCAAGCAGATAAATCAGGTAAACCTGTAATGTTAAACGATAAAGCAATTATTGTACTATGAGCACAACAAGAGGAAGAACACACGCAGACTTCTATCATCCAACACAGGATGATATATTCTGTAGTGTAGAAATTAAATGGGCGCATCATTCATCACCTGCTACATTAGAACAGCCAGGCGATGATGATATAGTTATTGAAGATGCTAAATTAATAACATATTGTGGTGAATATGTCAATAATATGGAGGTGCCTGATTGGGTAACATATGATGATATATATGACGCAATAGATCCAATGGATTATTATGGAGATTACGAGGACTAAACTACATCCAGTATTTTATGTTTTAACTTTTGCATTCACTATTTTAAGTGTAGCAATACTAAATAAAACTATTATGAAAAATGAATTGAATATTACTATTAACCAATGGGGAGTAACGATTGATAGACATTTGTCTGAAGAATATACACGTAAGAAACAAGAATATCTACGTAAATATAATCTTAAAGAAATCAAGACTAACAATACCAGGACAGCATTAGAACAATGGAACTAGTAGATTTCATACACAGAAAAGATCTCCTCACTAAACAAGAATGTGAGGAGATTATTAATATATTCGAAGCAAATGATAAATATACATTTGAAGGATATATTGGTGGAGGAATAGATCATGACGTAAAAGAGTCTTCAGATTTTAATATTGCTCAAGAAAATCATAGTACAGTTAAAAGACTATATGAAGATAAGCTAGATGATGTTGTTGATAAAATGATTGATGAAATGTATAGATATATGGATAAGTTTCCCATATTTTTAAATACTACAGTTAATATTGATTCATATAATATTCAAAGATATCTTCCAGGTCAAGGTTTTAAAGCTTGGCACTATGAGTCAACATTAAAAATGATCAGATTATTTGTATGGATGATATATTTGAATGATGTAGAAGATGGTGGTACAGAGTTTATGTTTCAAAAACATATAGAACCAGCAGAACAAGGTAAGTTATTATTCTTCCCTGCTGATTGGACTCATACACATCGTGGACAAGTTAGTCAAACTAAGACTAAATATATTCTAACAGGATGGATATCTTTAACTAGTCAAGGATGAAAACATATCAACGAAGCAAAACTATTATATGGTTAGAAGACTTTGTTTATAACATTGTTATTAGAATAATGAGAGTAGCGATATGGGTAATTGATAAACAAAAACAAAGAAATGACAGAAATATATAACTATGTATTCCACTACAATCATCATGAAGAATTGTGGTGGGCTATTCCAAGAGAGAGTTATCTTGATTATTGGAATGGAGAGAAACATTCATGTTTGTTTGCATTATCTATGAAAGATTTAATAGAGATAATAGAAGACAAATGAACGTTCTAATTTATGATATCGAGACAATGCAGGAACTATTCCTAATACATGTCTACGATCCAAAAGAAGATGAACATTATGATTTCCTAATTAGTCAGTGGCAGAATAACTTTGATGCATTTGTAAAACTAATGCAAGATAAGCCAGACTATTATTGGGTGGGTTATAATAATCTTCGTTTTGATGCTCAAGTGGTAGAATGGGTAATACGTAATCATGATGATTGGCATGAGCTCGCAGGTCTAGAAATATGTGCTAAGATTGCACAAAAGGCTCAAGATGTTATTGAAGACGCCAATTATGAACAGTTCCCAGAATATCGTGAAGAGGATTTGTCGTTCAAACAGATAGATTTGTTTAAGGTTAATCATTATGATAATAAAAATCGTATGGTTAGCCTGAAGAGACTAGAGTTTGAGATGGACCTTGAGAACATTGAGGAGATGCCTATACATCATACAAAGCGTAACATGACTCAAGAAGAGATAGATGTTACAATGAACTATTGTATTAATGATGTAATGGCAACCTATGAGTTCTTTAAGGTTACAACAGGTGATACAGAACATCCCTTGTATAAAGGAAATGATCAATTACAATTAAGACTAGACATACAAGAAGAGTTTGATATTAACTGTATTAATTATTCTGATAGTAAGATTGGTGATGAGATGATTAAGAAGTATTATTGTGAAGAGAAGAAAATTACATATGCTAATCTACCTCGCACAGGATTCTTTAGAAAGAAGATAACTGTATCACAATGTAGACCTGATTATGTAAAGTTTCAAACTAACCAGCTCATCGAGTTCAAAAAATACATAGATAAACTAGTATTAGGACTTAATGATGACTTTAAAGAAAGTATAAATTTTTATGGCAACACTTATACGTTTGCTAAAGGAGGCTTGCACACAGAGAACAAGCCAGAGGTATTTGAAGCTGATGATCAGTTTGAAATCATTGATTGGGATGTGTCTAGTTATTATCCTGCTATCATTATCAATAATGGCAGGTATCCTGCACATCTTGGTAAAGAGTTTCTTACTGGCTATAAGCGTATGTTTGAGAGGCGTCTTGAGCTTAAGCCACAGGCTAAAAAGAGCAAACGCATTGCAGGCATTGTTGGTGCCCTTAAGCTTGCTGTCAATTCTGTATATGGTAAGTCTTCTGATATGCAGAACTGGATCTATGACAGACAACTTACTATGTTCACTACTATTACTGGAGAGCTTAGCTTGCTTATGCTTATTGAAGCGTATGAACTAGCAGGTATACACGTCATCTCAGCTAATACAGATGGTGTAACTATTAGAATAGAAAAGACACATCTTGATAAGATGAATGAAATCAATGAGTGGTGGCAAAACTTAACAAAATATGAGCTTGAACGAACAGACTACAGTAAAATTATCTTCTCAACTGTCAACGACTACCTCGCAGTTAAAACAAATGGAGAAGTCAAGAAAAAGGGTGATTTTCTTACTGATTTTGAGTTGCATAAAAATAAGTCTGGTAGGATTATACCTATCGCACTTGAGCAATATTTNATNAATAANACTCCTGTTTGCTGATACNATCATNAATCATANNAACATTTATGATTTTGCTATGCGTCAGAAAGCTAACAGAGATTTCCATTTCGAAGGAAAATTTAATGGTAAGACGACTGTCTATAATAAACTTATTAGGTTTTATATCTCTAATACAGGAGAAAAGCTCTTAAAGATTAAGAACCCAGAATGTCTATCCAACGCTGCACCAATATCACAAGTGGAAGCAGGCGAGTGGGTAATGACAGTGTGTAATAAGTTATCTAAGGATCATCCTCTAGATAATATTAATCATTCT